CGCCCACCGCATCCGCCTACGCCCTAATCATCCCGATCATCGATTGCGGCAGTTTTTGACAATCTCCCTACCCACGAACACCCAACCAAAACCAACAAACACCCTAATTAGCCATGCCTAATCCTATCATCAAAATCAAACGCGGCTCCGGCAGTCCGGTCTCGCTTCAAGTCGGGGAAGTAGCCTTCGACAGCACAAACAAGTCACTTTTTATCGGCACAGCCGAAGGCGTTTTGCCAATCGGTGGCGAGCACATCTTCTCCAAGAAAACCTTCGTCAATGACGCAGTAGCAGCAGAAGCAGCGCTTCGCAGCTCAGGCGACTCGACACTCACCTCCTCGCTGAATTCGGAAATTTCACGGGCACAAAGTGCCGAAGGCGTCATCGCCGCGAACCTCGCAACTGAGATCAGCGACCGCGCCGCCGCGATCAGCGCAGAAGCCTCCGCTCGTAGCTCCGCTGACACAACCCTCGACGGAAAGATCACGACGGAAAAAGGCCGTATCGACGCGATCCTGAGCGCAGCAGGCGCGAACAGCGACACATTCGCCGAAATCGTCAGCTTGATCAATAGCGTGGATGCCACGAACGATTCCGCATTTGCTGGATACGTCTCGAGCAACAACGCAGCCCTCGCTTCCGAAGTTTCGAGCCGTGAAGCCGGTGATGCAACGCTGACCACCGCGCTTGGCGTGACCAACACAGCGGCCACAGCATTGGCCGGTAGAGTCACAGCAGCAGAGGCCGACATCAACTCGGAAGAGACTGCCAGAGCAGCAGCCGACACGACTCTTCAGTCAAATATCACGGCCGAGGCCAGTTCGAGAGCCAGCGGAGACTCGACACTTCAGTCAAATATCACAAGCGAGGCCAGCACGAGAGCGAGCGCTGACACCAGCCTACAGACGAACATCACAAGTGAGGCAACAGCCCGCGCCAGTGCAGACGACGCACTCGACGCACGCATCGACGCCCTCGAGGCCAGCATCGACGGCGGCACCTACTAAACCAACCAACCCCGGCGGGGCGCTCCATAGCGCCTCGCCACGCGGGGGTCTCCACCGCGAAATAAAACTGCCCTATGGCCACACAAATCATCCCGAAAAAATCCTCCGTCCTTGGCAAGATCCCACTCACTGGCGATCTCGCCGTCGGAGAACTAGTGCAAAACCTCGCCGATCATTGCCTCTACTCAAAAGACGCAAGCGGTAATGTCTTCCGCATCGGCACTCGTCCGGTGCCCGATAAAGTCGAAGTATTCGACATCATCGGAGCCAACCTTTTCTACGGCAAACTCGCCTACGCCGACTTCCCAAACAGCGGCAGCATCTACGACTCGGCCCTCTGGGACGTCTCCCGCACCACCACCGACGCCGCCGGCAACGTCACCGCCGAAGCCAGCGCCACCGGAGCGTGGTCGAACAAAACCAATCTCCAATTTTCCTAACCTAAAAAAATCCAAACACCATGAACGCTACAAACCCACTCCAAATCGACGGCAAAACCTACGACCGCTACGCCATGACGTTGGCCGTCTCTGGACGCTACGCAGCTCCAGACCAACCGGACGCCTCGGTTGTCCTCACCCTCACGCCCATCCGTTTTGAGGGTGACAATTGCATTGCCGCGCAGGATCACGGCCGCACTATTTTATTTGGTTCACTGGTCTCGGCGGACGATGCCGAGCGCCTCGCTGTCAGCGAGGTGCAAGCCGCACTCCAAAAATTTATCAACCTGAAAGGACTCTAATTTTATGGCCGTCATAAAAGCAGCCGCAAGCGGGAACTGGAGCGCGACAGGGACTTGGACAGGCGGCGTAGTGCCAACGCTCAACGATACGGTCTACGCCAATAGCTTCACGGTCGCACTCGACCAATCCATCGACCTTACAGGCTCGACCGTGGACACAAGCGGATCGTTTATCCCAGGCCAAATTTACATGGTCGTATCTCTGGGCACGACGAACTTTGCATTGACGGCAAACTGCATTGCACCTGGCACAAATGCAGGAACCCCGGTTGCGATCACCTCGGCAGTCGGTCAGATTTTTCAAGCGGTCAACGCTGGAACTGCGACCACCGGAACCGCTCGCAGAATGGGTGCGTTGTTGAACTACGTGAATACGCCGCTCACGATTGCGACAGGCGGGAGCTTCACGCTGGCGGCAAATTACAACATCACCGGTGCATACATACAGGCAGGCTCCGCGAACTGCTTGACGGTCTCCGCCGCCGCAAGCTCAACGCTCGCAGGATGCCGTGCGACAGGATCGGCATTTACTCTCTCAACTCGCGCAATCGCATTTTCATCCAGTGGCACGCTTACGCTTAACGGAATCGTCGCCATCGGCGGCAGGGTTACAGGGACAACGGCTGCGGACGGAGCGCACGCTATCGAATCCACTTCAGCGGCAGGCACGATTGCATTTACAAATGCCAGCACGCTCACAGGTGGAAGCGGCGGCTTCGCATTTGGTATCAATAATAACAGCACAGGAGTGGTCACCGTCACATCTGGTACGTTAACAGGAGGGGCTGCATTTTCTTACAGCCTAAACAACAACAGCACAGGCACGGTCACCATAACCTCCAGCTCTGTGACTGGTTCAAGCACCACCAACGGAATCTGCATCAATAACTCGAGCACAGGCACGATTACCGTCACCTCCAGCACGATCACGGGCGGAACCACCCAAGCCACAGGCATCACCAACTCGAGCACAGGCACGATTACCGTTACATCAAGCACGGTTACAGGTGGGAGCAACACCAACGCATTTGGCATCACCAACAACAGCACAGGCACGATCACCGCCACCTCGACTACGCTGACAGGCGGGAGCGGCACAACCGCCACAGGACTCAACAATGCCAGCACAGGAACTATTGTATCGACAGGCGACATCACCGCCACCAACTCGGGAAATGGATTAGCATCGGCAAGCACAGCCGCCAGCGTCAAGGTGAGCGGATCGCTCATCGGCAGCGCAAACGGCACAGCCGCTGTTTACGCCATCAAATTCTTAATCGATCCAACGCCTTCCATTGCAAAAATTCGCCAAGCAAAAAACGGATCGACAACATATTCGGATTTCTTCACCTCCGACAACAGCCTCGGCCAAGCGGCAATTACCGACGTTCGCTTCGGAACCGTCTACGCAAGCGGAGCTTTGACGGGCGTTGCATATATTCCATCGGCTTCCAGCGTGGCATTCGGCGTGCCTGTAGATGCCACAACCGGCACGGCAACGCTCACCGCCGCTGACGTGCGAGCCGCAATAGGCATGGCAAGCGCAAACCTCGATACACAACTCGCAGACTTGCCGACCGCAAGCGAGAACGCCGACGCAGTCTGGAACGAGGCTACGAGCGGACACACAACCGCTGGCACATACGGCGGAAGGATCGTGCGCTCAATTAATGCGAATAACGAACTGCAACTCACCGGCTCGTATCACGCCGCCGCAGTCGTTCACGATTTTCAAGCCGCAGTCATTCAGTCCGCGGCCTTCGCTACAAGCGCAGTCACACTTTTCACAGGCGCAATGCGAACTGAACTCACGCCAGAACTCACGGAGATCACCGAGGTTCACGCGATCCACGGACTCGATATCGCAAACGCGCTAACGGTCACGCCTACGAGCAGGACATCAGGCGCGATCACGCAAGCGATCACCGGAGACGGCACAACAAACACCGTAGTAACGAGAGTCTAAGCGGATGCTAGCTTCCCTGCTCATCGCAACGCAGGGCTTAATGCCAAGCCCAACGCCGCTTTCAATCGGCGTTCAAGGCTTGCTATTTATTTCGGTAGTTCCGCCTGTCCCGATCAATCCAATCGATTTGCCTGGGGGCGGAGGAAGAGGACGCGAAGAGCGCAAGGTCACGGCCACCGTTCGCGGAGTGCGTCTTGTTTTCTCGGTCGCGAACGTCGAAGCCTGCGCCGGTTCTAGCATTCAAATCGTAGGCTCATCTTGCTTCGCCAATGCTGGAGATGCAGAGCTTTGCGCCAGCACAAGCACTACGGTTCTAGGTGCTCGCACTCACGCCAGCGCAAATCGCCCGGAGATAAGATTCTCGATGTCGTTTGATGTCATTGGAGGCGAAGAAGAGAACGAGTTAGAAGTTTATTTGATGGCACAAGCGGCGATGGGATTGATGGACGACTAATTGACATTTGCGCCAGCGCATGGATGTCATCGAAGGAGTTTCAATCATTTCAATCGGCGAGGCTAAAGGCCACGGGCTTTACGTGGACGAAACAACTCTTATGCAAGTCAAAGAGTGTGCGGAGACCTACAAAGGCGGCGTCAAAGTCAATCTGGATCACGGCGCAGGCATCAAGGACATCGTCGGATTCGTGAACAATTTCCGCATCGTCGGCAAACAACTCTTGGGCGATCTCAACCTTCTCGAAACATCGCCAATGCGCGACTACGTGATGGAGATTTCAAGCAAACTCCCGGACACATTCGGAATCAGCATCGCTTTCACAGGCCCGATCCGCGAAGTTGAAGGACTCGCCTTCGCAAGTTGCACCGAGCTTTACAGCGCAGACCTAGTGCAAACACCAGCCGCAAACGCGACAGGTCTTTTCAGTTTTACGGCAAAGCAAGTTGACAGTTTTTCCAAACAAATGCCCGAAGATACCGCAACAACAGCAATGCCCGAAGATTCGGGAGAATCCGAAGTCACAATCGTAGATCTTTCCAAGCGCATGAGTGCGCTTGAAGAGGCTTTCGGTTCGATGAAAACCCAGATGGAAGCAATGATTCCAGCTGAAAAGCCAGTAGCCGAAATGAAAGAAGAGATGACCGCTGAACTAAGCGTCATTTCCAAGCTTGAAGCAAAGCTTGACTCGATCATCAGTAACTTTGGAGCCGCTCCAGTAAAGGCATCGGTAGTCGCAGAGGAGAAGGCAGTCGAAAAATTCGACCTTAAATCAGTCATCGTGCAGAAGACCGAGGAACTCGGCAGCCGCACCGAGGCTATCCGCTTCGCAATGCGCAACCACCGCGAAGCCTACATCGAGGCACGCGACAACAACGAACTCAACTTTTAATCAAAACAATCTATGGCAACCCAAAACGATAACGGAATCCGGAGCTTCGCTTTCGCTTCCGCAATTACTGCGAATACGCTGGTGAACATCACCGGCGCAAACGCTGCGCAAGCAGCATCAACCGGCTCTAACGCCATCGGAGCCGTCCAAGCTGACGTTGCCGCTGGTGGACAAGGAGCCGTTAAACTATTTTTCCCAACCCAATTCGGCATTCTGTCCGCAATCGCTACAGCCGGTAATGCCGTCTTCGCCGTTACGAGCGGATTGGTCGTCGGAACATACGCCAACGCATCGACCGTTACTCTTGGAGTTGCGATCAACAGCGGCGTTTCCGGTGATGTCATCGAATACGTTCCAAAATTCATCCAATAACCAACTACTAATATGGCACTCTCATACACAACAATCCGCGCCGATATCGCGCAGGCCGTCTTCGAAGGTCTGTCGGACAAAAACAACTTGTTTATCGGAACCGAAGTTATGCCAGTTTACTCGTCCGACGTTAAGTCTGGCGCGTATCTGAAGCTGAACATCGGCGATTCTGAAACTCTCAACGACGACGTTCTGAAGATCGCCGCTGGTGCTGGATATCCCCGCACAAGCCGCCGGTTCACGAGCGATTCTTTCGACGCGATCGAATACGGTCTCGAGGAGGTTCTTCCTGACAGCAACCGCCGCGATCTCGACAGATTTTTCGACACCGAGGTAAACATCGCTTCGATGCTCCTCCGCCAAATCCAAATCAGCCACGAGGCTCGTGTTGCTACAGCAGCATTCGCCGCAAACGGACTGACAGCGATCAGCGC